ATTCCTAATGGAACCCAGTATTTTAAAAGGCACTAAGAAAATGCTCGGTGTTAGCGATATCTATACCGCTTTTGATACCGACATCATAATTCAAATTAATTCAGTATTTTCCGTTTTGCAGCAGCTTGGTATTGGGCCTGTTGCTGGGTTCTTTATTGAGGACTCCTCCGAGGAATGGGAAGATTATATTGGAGAAGACCAAGGTTTGAACATGATTCGAACTTATCTTTATCTTAAAGTTAGAATGCTCTTTGATCCACCGACCACGTCTTATATGATTAAGGCTATGGAAAAACAAATCGAAGAACACGAGTGGCGTATAAGTACTCATAGAGAATGGCAAATCAATCCAGTCGACCCAACTTTACCAATTTAAAGGAGATGCTCTAATGATCGAAACGGATAAATCGCCAGTTAGTGACATTCTTGCACACTATGGCGTTTTTGGAATGAAGTGGGGCCGACGTAAATCGTTTATCCCGCCGTCAGACATAAAAGGTCCAACCAGAGCGGGCCTAAGAGGTTATAATTCTCGAAAACTAAACAACAAAGATCTTAAAAAAGTTATCGATCGAATGAAGCTCGAGCAAGACTATAAAAGTCTTAATGCAAAAGGAAAAAGTACCGAGGGTAAAAAGTATGCCGAGACCCTTATTAAATCAGTAGGAACAACTGCCGTTGCTGCAACCACTGGGTATGCTATGAAAAAACTTTTAGACAGCGTTTTTAAAAAGTACACAAAAAAAGCCGTAACGCAGGTTACGTCTAAAGCTGCCAACCAGATTGCTAAAAGTATTCTCTAGTAGATTGGAGTTTGTATAATGTCTTTATCTAACACAGCAACTCCGGTCTACTACGCTAAATTTAGAGATTCTGTAATTCGTGGCGATATTCCAGTTAACCGCGAAATCTCAGATGAAATGAATCGCATTAATGATTTGATTCAAAATTCTAGTATTTATTATGACGACAAAGCGATTGACGGATTTATAAAGTATTGCGAAAATGAACTAACTCTTACAGATGGTAGCGATTTACATCTTCTCGACACATTTAAGTTGTGGTCGGAACAGATATTTGGGTGGTATTATTTTGTTGAACGAAGTGTATACCAGCCTAGCAAAGAAGGTTCTCAAGGAACTTACGTAAAAAAGCTGGTTAAGAAACGTTTAGTGACGAAACAATATTTGATTGTTGCTCGTGGCGCAGCTAAGTCAATGTATGCCGAATGTATCCAAGCATATTTTCTAAACGTGGATACATCAACAACACATCAAATTACTACGGCCCCAACAATGAAACAAGCCGACGAAGTCATGTCTCCGTTTAGAACCGCGATTACAAGAGCCCGGGGTCCTTTGTTTAAGTTTTTAACCGAGGGTTCTCTTCAGAACACAACCGGGTCAAAAGCCAATCGCGTAAAATTAGCCTCTACTAAAAAAGGGGTTGAGAACTTTTTAACGGGTTCTCTTCTTGAAGTTCGACCGATGGCCATCAACAAACTACAAGGTCTTAGACCTAAAGTGTCCACTATTGATGAGTGGTTGTCTGGGGACATTCGAGAAGACGTTGTGGGTGCAATTGAACAGGGTGCCTCAAAACTTGATGACTACCTTATTGTGGCAATTAGTTCGGAGGGTACAATTCGAAACGGATCTGGCGATACAATCAAAATGGAACTAGCCAGCATTCTAAAAGGAGACTATCTTGCTCCACACATTTCCATATGGCACTATAAATTAGATGATCTTGAAGAAGTGGCCAATCCCGCTATGTGGCTCAAAGCAAATCCAAACTTAGGTCAAACTGTAACTTATGATGTGTATCATCTTGACGTAGAAAGAGCTGAAAAAGCTCCCGCGGCTAGGAATGACATCTTAGCAAAACGGTTTGGTATACCAATGGAGGGTTACACTTATTTCTTCACTTATGAAGAAACGTTACCTCACCCGACAAGGGAGTTTTGGCGCATCCCGTGTTCTCTTGGAGCTGATCTTTCTCAAGGCGACGATTTCTGTGCTTTTACTTTCCTGTTTCCCCTAAGTAATGGGTCTTTTGGTGTAAAAACTCGCAGTTACATTACCACGCTGACTCTTATGCGTCTCCCCGGCGCTATGCGAGCTAAATACGACGAGTTCATTGCCGAAGGAAGCCTTCACGTTTTAGAAGGCACAATTCTTGATATGATAGAAGTATATGAGGATTTAGACGCCTTTATTCTAACTTCGGAGTTTGATGTACGTTGTTTAGGTTACGATCCATACAACGCCAAAGAGTTTGTTGCTAGATGGGAAGCGGAGAATGGACCATACGGTATAGAAAAGGTTATCCAGGGCGCAAAGACCGAGTCGGTTCCTCTTGGCGAATTAAAAATCTTGAGCGAAGAGAGAAAACTTTTATTCGATCAAGACTTGATGACTTTCGCTATGGGTAACGCGGTTACCTTAGAAGACACAAACGGTAACCGGAAACTATTAAAGAAACGAACCGACGAAAAGATTGATAATGTGTCTGCTTTAATGGATGCTTATGTCGCGTACAAAGCCAATAAGGAGGCGTTCGAGTGATCATTGACAAAGAAGTGTATTTAGAACATTATGGCGTTAAAGGTATGAAATGGGGAGTTCGCGACAATAATAGAAGTGGATCTTCTTCAAAAAAACCGCAACGTCGTCGAGCGCAATACGCCGGTCAGCGTCAGCCTAGCAAAAAAGTTGGCAATCCTAAATTAAAAAAAGCTCTTAAAATTGGCGCTATTACGGCGGCTAGCATTCTTATTGTTAGTGGTGGCGTCGTATATTCGGTTGCAAAAACTAACTCAAGTACCAGAAGTCAAGCTACTTCTGCTATAAACAATACATTAAAGAATCCTACTTTGTGGAAAGAAGTTTCTTCTTTCTAAATATTATTCAGCAACTTGTATTTAATAACAACCTCACTAACCAACACTTTTTAAACCGAAAGGTAACACAATGAGCGATACCAAAGTTAACAAGCAGGCTGTCGTTACTACCCAGCAAGTCCTAGACCCCAACATGTTCTCTGAAGAAATTGCCCTTTTCAACCCGAACGGCACTCCCTATACCGGCGCTAATGTGAGTTTTGCTCCTATTACCACGGCTACCGCCATTGCTACCGTAGCCAAGACCACCACCAGCCCAGAGCCGGCATCGAACACGCTTGTTCCGATTAGTTTCACTAACGGAAACTCTGCTGCGTCGGTTACCGTTGCTTTCGCTGGTGGCGCTGCTCGCGCGGTTCGGCTTGGTGGCGCTGCTCCTGCCGCAATAGTGTTAACTGTTGCCGCTAATGGTGTCGTTCTGTTCTGGTTTGACGGTACGATTCTGCATCAGGTTGGTGTTGTTTCGTAATGATCAAAATGGAAGAGATTGACTCAATCGGAACAATACTTGAAGAAAAAGGAATGAGTCACTCCGACATTGATTTATATTTCGAACACTATGGAGTCCCAGGAATGAAGTGGGGGAAACGTCGCTTGCTTAATCGATCGCTCAATAAAGAAAGTAGACTCAAAGACCAAAAAGATCGTCGAGTCTCTATTGAAAAAGATCGAAACTACTTCCGATCAGGAAAAGGACAAAACGATTCGTACAAAGCTCGACAGAAGTATAATTCGGATAAAGTCAATATTGGTTCGCGAGAAGCTCGAAAAGTGTTAAACGCTTTCAAAGATGAGCAATGGTCAAGAGCCAAGAATGCGAACAAGGTTAAAACCGGTAAAGAACTTGCTATTCGACTAGGATCGGTAGGCGTCATGAGTTTGGCTTTCACCACAGCGGCTTACGTCGCCACAAAAGCAAAGTGAGTTTAAATGATTATCGACATTGAAAATTTAAAACCCAATCCAAGTCCGTTAGGCGAAGCTGGTCTTATTAAATTCACATCTATAGCTACCCCCAGCGTCAACATAACATCTTCTGATCTTGCTGATACTGGTAAAATAGTTCTTTCGGAAATAATCAACGGCCCGATGGGCGGTATGCCTTATCAGCAGCTTGCAGAAAGGGTTTGACAATAGTTTAATAAATTCATAAAAAAGGAGGTGATCCAACTTGGCTATTCTTAATCGTATTGCAAGCGCATGGAATATTTTTCGGGAACACGATACCGATCCGTTTAAAACAGTACAAAGTATCGGACCAAGTAGTACTATAAGAGAGCAGGTTTCTAGACCTCGTTACTCTAGTGAAAGAACAATTATTGCTTCGATTTACACTCGAATAGCAATTGATGTTTCGGGCGTGGGGATTCGCCACGTCAATCTGGACGAACAGGGTAGATACTCTAACGATGTACCAAGTCATTTAGATTCTTGTTTTAATTTTGAGCCAAACCTGGATCAAGGCCCTCGTGCATTCAGACAAGAGATCGTCACTACGGTTTTTGATAGGGGTGTCGCCGTAATTGTACCAGTTGATACTTCAATTGATCCTTCTACGGGTAAAACCGTTGACATTTACACACTTCGTGTCGGTATTGTAAAAGAATGGTTCCCGAAACACATTCGAGTTGAAGTTTATAACGAGAATCGTGGAAAACGTGAAGAAATTGTTATAGAGAAGCGCTTTGTAGGTATTGTAGAAAATCCACTTTACAATGTTATGAATGAACAAAATTCAACCTTACAAAGACTTATTCGTAAATTGAATCTTCTTGATGCAGTTGACGAAGCCTCTAGTTCGGGCAAGCTTGACTTAATTATACAACTGCCTTACGTCATTAAGTCTGAGGCTCGTCGGCAAGCGGCAGAGCAAAGGCGTAAAGACGTAGAGTTCCAACTTAAAGGCAGTCAGTACGGTATTGCTTACACCGACGGAACTGAAAAAATCACTCAACTTAATCGACCGGCGGAAAACAACTTATTAAAACAGGTTGAATACTTAACTAATATGCTTTATTCACAATTGGGTATTACCGAAGAAGTAATGAATGGTACTGCCGACGAAAAGGCAATGCTTAACTACATTAATAGAACTATTGAACCGCTGCTTGATGCCATCACTGAGGCTATGCAAAGAGCATTCTTAAACTCACAAAGCTCGGTCAATAAAGAACGGATCCGTTACTTCAGGGATCCATTTAAGTTGGTTCCCCTATCAGACATTGCGGAAATTGCCGATAAGTTCTCTAGAAACGAGATTCTCTCGTCTAATGAGATTAGAAGCTTTATGGGTCTTCCGCCATCCAGCGATCCAAAGGCCGATAAATTGATTAACAGCAACATGCCATTACCAACAGAACCTCAGGTTTCTTGAAAGGATAGTCAAAATGGAAGCAGATTTCAGCGGTTGGGCAACTAAAGCAGGGCTTAAGTGCACCGACGGACGAACCATCATGCCTAATGCGTTCCAGCATCAGGACAAGATGCAGGTTCCGTTAGTTTGGCAGCACGGTCATAGTGATCCGGAAAATGTTCTTGGACATGCACTTCTGGAGAATCGCCCCGATGGAGTTTATGCTCATTGTTTCTTCAACGATTCACCTAAGGCCGTTCTTACTAAGGGTCTAGTGGAGCACAAGGATATCACCTCCTTGTCTATTTGGGCTAATCAGCTAATTGAGCGTGCCGGCAACGTTCTTCATGGAGCAATTCGTGAAGTTAGCCTGGTGCTTTCTGGCGCTAATCCTGGCGCCCTTATCGAAAACGTCTCTATCCGTCACTCCGATGGCGAAGATATTGTCGTTGAGGACGAGGCCATTATCTTCACTGGTCTTGAGCTTGAGCATTCTGTTCTTTCCGCCGAGAAAGAGACGACTGTTCAGGACGAAAAAGAAGAGACCGAAGATGAGATTGAACCCGCGGTTGCTGAAGAGGCTACCGTGCAGGACATCTACGAATCCATGAATGAAGAGCAGCAGAACGTTCTTCACTTTATGATTAGCGAGGCCATTGATTCGGCTAAGCAGTCAGCTATTGAAGAGATTGAAGTTCAGCACGCGGTTGCCGAAGACGCAACCGTTCAGGACATCTATAACACCATGACCGAAGAGCAGCAGACTGTTCTTCACTTTATGATTGACGAGGCTCTCGATTCGGCCAAGCAGTCAGCTATTTATGACTCTACTAACAACAGCGCCGAATCCGGCACCCAGGAAGGAAACGACACCATGAAGCACAATGTCTTCGAGAACGAGACCGCGGGCACGCCCGAGAAGGTCATCCTCTCACACGAAGACGTCAAAGGAATTGTGGCTGACGCCATGAAGCAGGGCTCTATGAAACACGCGGTTGAGGGTTATGCTCTTGC